GAAGTATCTCTCATACCAGCACCAGTACGCTTAATCCGCATCACTCCTTTATTTAAGGAATTCCAATCACTATATACATCTACCAATTGATTCCAAAGATAATCGTTTCGACCAAATCCTAAGCAAATAACTTTATAGTCATTCACAACTTCTTTAAACATCTTACGTCCACCTGGACCTTGGATTTCTTCCCAAGTCTCATTACGCTTCTCTGCATGAATAATTTCATGTACATAGCTCCAAAAAGCAAACTTCCTAGATGGCCTAGAATCTGCTGGTACAGCACTCAAGTCTACCCCATCAGTATTTAGTAAATTCACGAACTTATTACCTTGCCTAAAGGTATACAAAGATATTTCATCTAAGTTAACATCGTTATCTTCACCTGTAGCTACGGATGTTACAAAGGCTTGATCACCATCCTTAAACCATACTTCCCTAAACGGTACTGCTACCCTTGACGCTGCTTCTACCCTACTTTCTTCCCTTAAACTTTGAATTCTACCTATTCCGCTCATATAATTCTCCTTTTACTATAATTTACCATATATCTCTGTTTTGTATTATTGCTTCTAGCTCTTTTTTATTTTTTACATCTTGTACATCTTTCACTCCTTTCGGCAATTTTGTATATGATACCACAAAATTTTGTGTCATGCAAGCCATTAATCGTTCTTTTCCTTTTTGCCCTGCGTCATCATTATCTAAACAAATAACCAATTCTTCTACGTGAAGTTTAGAAAGTAATTCCTCCTGAGTCTTAGATAATATTGAACCTAGTATAGCTATGGAAGAAAACCCATTTTGATTCAACCATATAGTATCTAAACTTCCTTCTGTAACACAAACAAAGGGACTATGCTTAAGATGATTAAGACCAAAGAGATACTTAGACTTTTTAAACCCCTTAGAATATAAATATTTAGGGATAGCATTAACCCTACGAGATACCCATCCCTTTAATTCCTGAGTTTTAGTATAAATAGGGATGATTAAATCATCATATCTATTTGTCCCACAGCCCCATTCTGCTAATGTATCCTCTGAAAAGCCCCTATCAAAAGCCCACTTTGGATAGGCATAGGCTTGAAACTCTTCTGGAAAAGTTACAAATTCTTCTCTCTCTTCTAATTCAAAAGTATCAAAGAAGTTTAAATCTAACTCTATATCTTTATCTCCTAAATACTTTTCTACTTCTAATAAAGAAGTATGCCAATACTTACTCAGAAAAGATTTTAAAGTCCCTTGTCCACACCCAGCAAAACAAATCCATACACCCTTATCTGTATTTATAGATAAAGACGATATTCTATCATCATGTAAAGGACAGACTATACTCACTTCATCTTTGTCTATAGGAATTGAAAATCCTGCATCTATTAGAACATTAGTCCAATTCATTAATATTCTGTATCCCCAAAAAATTTACTCCCTACTTCTTCAATATGGCCTCTATCTACATCCCACTCTAGTAATGACATATCTATGTTTATTTCCCCATCCCTATATTTTTGATATTGAATCACTCGTTTTTGAGTATCATTTTCCACCCTTGCCATTGATAATGTTACATCTGAAGCTCTAAGCAACGCATCACCAAAGGCTACAGTTTCAGGTTGGGGAGGTACATATACATTTGCAGCATCTCTATTCGCTTGAGTAGTTACAAACATGGATACATTTTGAGAAAGACATAATCCTTTCATAGAATAAAATAAAGTATGAGACTGTTCCCACATAGCTTTAGTTGTTAGTCCAGTAGTAACTAAATAAATTCCATCTAAGACTACAAATTCTGGGGTATGTTTTCTAACAAGTCCCGCAATACCTTCTATAGTAATAGACCCTTCACCATTGATATGGTCACAAACTAGGAGGCTTGGAGAATCTGCTTTCGTAAGAGTTTCCAAAAACTCTTTATATACTTCTTCATCTATTGGGTCCCCATTTCTAAGAGCCTTATGCGAAAGTTTATACCCCATTAAATTTGCCATTACTACATCAGCCCTTAAATTTATAGCTGCTACAGACATTTCTGTAGATACTAATAAGGTTTTATGGCCAGCAAAGGCGGCAATAACTGCTGTTAACACACTCATCCAGGTTTTACCTACAGTAGGTCTGGCAAATAAAGAAATTAATTCTCCAGGGAGCCACCCTACCCCAAAATTATTAAGGGTTTTAAAGGGGGTTTTAATTCCCATCAAGCCATCCCCCATTTGCCTTTTAGATATGCGTTCTTTCCAGTCAGCTAATCTATTTAATGAATGTCCATTGTTATAAGTTACAACTTCTTCATCATAAATTACACTAATGTCATTAAGACTATGGGTTATTTGTGCAAAGGCTTTCCGGGGATTTTCTTTAAGAATTTCTTTGTTAGTGTTGAAAACATTTACTATTTGTCTATACAAAACTTGATTCTTAAATTTATCTACTGCATATTCTAAGTTCAACGAACTTGCTGACGTATCTAAGGTAGGATAATTTTCACATAGATGGGCAATAGTAGGAAATTCCCCATAATCATCCACATATTTGAGTAAAAATTGGTATGCATCACTATGTTTTGAAAAATCTTTAGAAGAATGCTTAAATTTCCTTAATTGGTCAAAGTCTGTTAACCCTAAAACGATTCCAGATTCAATAAAATCAAAACTTTCCATTTTTTCTCCTAAGTTACTAAATAAACTTGATTATATGAATCCATCAAATAATATTCAATGTGATCTTCCGGTATAATTAATTTTTTTGCGTCTTCTGGTGTCGCTACTTCGGCTATTAACCACACTTGTCTTGTTTGTTGATTCACTCCCATGAGTTTAAGGCTTGGGGAAGGGTTTGTCAAGGTCTTTGGTTTACTAAGGTTACCCCGTTTAACTTTCCTCTTTATTGGCATCATCATCTCCTAACCAATTACTATTAGTTATATACTTATTTAACTTTCTTTTAGAAGAATGACGTAATTTATATGAAGATTCTCCTAATTCTACTGTAATTTCTTCCATTGTTAATCCTTCAATACGTAAATTAATAAAATCAATTTCAAAAGAATTTAATTTAGATCTGATCAACAGATCTTGAACTTCAAATTCTTGTTCTTTATATTTTGTAAGTGGATCTTCTAAAGCTTTAATGATTTTAACTGGAGTATTACCACCTGTAGATTCCTCAGAAGAAAAATCATAGTTATATGAAGCATCTAAACTAGATGCTTCATAAATCATGTGGTGTTTCTGGGCTTTAGAGATTAAAGTACGTAAAGTATTTACCATTGTAGTATGTAAATACGTGTGAAAAGAGGTACCCCTGGATTCATCAAAGCCTTCAGCAGCTTTAATAATAGAAATACGTAATTCTTGTCCTAAATCTTCTCTATCCATCCCTAGTACAAAAGATGTACTTAAAAATCTCTGTATTTTAGGTTCCCATTTAAGGATTAACTCATTTGTAACTTCCATATACCTCCTCTACCTGTCTCTTTGTCCTCTATTATAGCAGGATCTACTACAATATATATGATTATACCCCCTTCTATGTCCTAATGCAATATCAGAACGCCTTCTTATAAAAGAGATATGACAAAAAGCACAAGTTACAAGCAGATATAAGTAGATTTCCCTGCATTTAAAGGAACAAAAACGTTTTCTTTTGGGTATGGGGTACCCACACAGGTCACATTGGCGAGGAAGTTTGCGTTGTCTGGGAACGGAATTAGTTAATCCTTCCGTTTTTAAAACCTTACTTACGTATTGCTTACAGACTCCAAGCTTTCTAGCTATTTCTGACCCATTCATTAAAGGATGATACTGTCTTAATCTAATTATCTCCTGCTTTGCAGCCATTTAAACATCAAAACAATCCTCAGTAGCTAGTGTAACAGCTGCAATATTAGTACGCTTTATACATACTTCAACTTCAGCTTTAATAGAAGCCAACAACCATACACTTAGTTCTTCTTCAGTTATAGCTTTATGAAATCTTTGACCCCCTTCAGTATATTCCCAATGTGGTAAATGGGCTTGTATTAATTCCCATTGAGCATCTGTAAATTCTACTGTAATTTGTACAGCCATATTAATTTCCCTCCAATACTTCTATTCTAGTCCGTAGTTTTTTAAGTTCAGCTAATAATAATACACTTAATAGGGGATAATCTAAAGCATCTGGAATCCCATCATCTGAAATAGACATAACTAATTCAGGTAAAATTTCGTTTACTACTTCAGCAATCATACCAAAAGATGTACTTTCAGGTACATCTGTATACAACAATCTTCCATTCTTATCTAGCACAGAACAGCCGTCATCATTCTTCTGAGGAGTTCTAAATTCAAAGGATTTAGGTTCTA